AGAAATTGCACAAGCTATTGAGGCGGTAAACGGTAATGATGAAGAGCAAGGCGGTGAAGATAGATTAGGTAAGCTCGAAGCTATGGTTCAAGACCTTTGCAAGAGAATGGATGCCTATGATGAAGCAACAAAACCCGCTGAAACAGAAACAACGGCTCTTGATGAATGTGAAAAAGAACTTCAAGATGCAGATGCAGAAGGCGAAGAAGAAAAGAAAGAAGAAGTTAATGATGAAGATGCTAACAATGACCCGAAACTCATTGAAGCTATCTCTGAAAAAGCTCAAAACGATGAAGATACAACCGAAGAAATTAAAAAAGAAATTGCAGATGCTAAAAAAGTTATCGCAAAGATTGAGGATAAAGAAACTCGCTTGGCGGTTGCTGATAGCCTAGCAACAATTATTCGTGGTAAAATGAAATCTTCTGCTAATTATAAAAAACTTATGGATGCTTCCAAAAAGCAACCCGAAGTAAAGGAAACAAAGGTCGATTATGATGCAGTTTTCAAAAAAATCAAAGAAGAAAGATTTAGAAAATAAGGAGAATTAAAATGACAGGAAAAGCAATCGGATTAGAATTAAATCAAGGATATGTAGGACAGCCTTCAAGACAAGCACCTGTTCCTGAAATCTTTTCAAGACCTGCTTATGAGAAACTCGATTTCGGTCAAGCAGTCAAAGTTGATAGCGATGGAAAGTTCCGTAAGTTTGTAGTTGGAACAGATAGCCTCGATGCCTTCGCAGGTATTGTTACAAGAGGAGTTCAACAGGCAACTGTTTATACTTCCCAAAATGGTGAAACAGGTTACGATAAGGATTTACCTTGTGCGGTTATGAAAAAAGGCTTTATTATTGTTAATGTTGGTTCAAGCGTTCCAACTCCGAATGGTAAAGTTTATCTCGATACTGACACAGGCAAATTCACCGCAACCGCTTCAAGCAACTTTGAATTACCGAACTTACGTTTCACAACAGGACATAAAGACGGCAACAATAATGTAGAAGTCGAGATTGGTTATTTGCCGTTAGTAGTAACACAGCAATCAACATAAGGAGAATATAAAGATGGCAGGAATTAAAAAATACGCATTAGACCATTTGAACAATGGCGGTAAAATGGGGGTTATGGATGCAACTCCTTTGATGTTTTCAGGCGGGATAATGGACAAAAATGCCGTTATGGATAATATGGCTTTTTTGGTTGGGGAACTCGAAAAGATTGACCCGAAACTGTTAGAACCGTTGACATCATTCACTTATTCAAGAGACATCACTCTTAAAAATGGTGGTGGTTGGGTACAGTACGCTTCAACTATTGATGTAGATTACGCTTCAACAGGCGGTAACGAGTTTGGTATTCAAGCTCCTTCTTCTACTGAAATATCAAGAGTACAGGCAAACTTAAATAAAGATATATGGAAAGTTTATACATTTATGGAAGCATACTCCGTACCTTTCGTAAACAATCAACTTGTTCAACAGACAGGTCGTTCGCTCGAAGAGATTTTTGATAAAGGTATTAAACTTACCTATAACAAAGCTCTTGATAAAGCGGTTTACTATGGTTTTGAAAGCTATGGTACAACGGGATTGGTTAATAATAATGCTGTAACATCTTTCGTTGCTTCTGCAACAGGTACAGGTAGTTCTACATTGTTTAAGAACAAAACCCCCGACCAAATCCTTGCAGATTTGAACACTTTAATATATAATGTATGGAAAGCAGGAGAGTTTTCAATAGATGCGGTTATTAACCATATCTTAATGCCTCCCGAAGTTTACGGTTATTTACTAACCACAAAAGTTTCGGGTCAAGCTGATAAATCAATATTGACATACTTACTCGATAACAACTTGGCGAAAGCACAAGGGGTTGACCTTAAAATCTTCCCTTGCCGTCAATGTATTGGTGCGGGTGCTGATGCTTCCGACAGAATTGTTGGATATGTTGATGATGAAACTAAAATCAATATTGATGTAACAGTTCCGTTAAGCCGTGTATTAACAGCTCCGAACATTACCAATGTTTCTATTGATAGTGTTTACGCAGGGCAATTCTCCGAAGTTAAGTTCCAATATTATCAAACAGTAATGTATATGGATAAAGTATAAGGAGGATTTATGACAATTAGAGCTATTTGTTCAGCTACACTTTTATTCTTTGATGCTAAAGACCAATCAAAACCGCAGATTAAAGCTAATATGCTTGAAATCGTTGAATTACCTGATTGGGTAAAAGAAACAACTACATTCCAAGTAAACCTAGCTTGCGGAAGAATAAAAATAATGAACAACGGTACAGAAACAAAGAAAGTTGAGGCTATTCAAGAGGAAAACCAAGACTTGACTAACCGCCAACAGAGTGAAAACCTTGAAAAGCAGATTGCTAAGATGAAAAAGGCAGAACTCCAAAAATATTGTACCGAACATAATATCGAGTTCAAAGCTGATGCAACAAACCCTGAATTGATAGACCTTATCACGGCAACAATTAAGTAATAAACAATAAAGAGGCAGGGGTCAAACCTTGCCTCTTTTTTTATGGAGATTAATATGAGATATTACCCGAAAGATTTACATAGTTTGATAGCTGATGCTTCAAATCTTAAAATAGGTGAAAACCCTGATTATACCGAAGAAGATTTTTATGCCTTTTACCCGCAATTTGAAGGTCAAGTTCCCTCTGTTGTGGTTCAATCGTTTATAAATCTTGCTAGTGCGAATATCAACAAAGCAAGATGGCATAAATCGTGGTCTTTTGGTATGGCTTTATTTATAGCTCACTTTCTAACGCTTTATGTCAAAACAAGCGGAACTGTTGAAAACCCGAATATAAACCTTGCAAGCGGTAATGTCAGGGGTATTCAAACATCAAAGAGCGTTGACGGTGTTTCTGTCAGTTATGATGTTTCTTCTGTATTGACCGAATTAGACGGTTGGGGAAGCTATAAATTGACCGAATACGGTATTCAATTACTTACTATGGCAAGACTTTTAGGCAAGGGCGGTATGTATGTGTTCTAAAAAAGCGGTCAGTATAAAAGTACGCAAAGATATTTACAAACAGGTCAAGAAAAATCTTCTTGACTTTTCTAAACTTGATTTGCTTGTTGGAGTTCCGCAAGAAAAAACTGAACGTGATAAAGATGTTCAAGGAGAGACCACTAACGAGCCTATTACCAATGCTGAATTAATGTTCATACATACTAATGGCTCTCCCGTTAAAAACATTCCTAAACGACCTACAATCGAGCCTACTATCGAAGAAAATAAAGATAAGATAAGCGAGAAGTTTAAAACCGCAGTCAACAAAATACTTAATAATCGAGGTGACGGCAAAGAGGATTTGGAAAAACTTGGCATTTGGGTTGTAAACAAGATTAAAGCTCGTTTCGGAAGTGAAGAGTTAGAACCTAATACCGAAGGCACTATTAAGCGTAAAGGTAGCGATAGACCTCTTATTGACACAGGACAATTAAGAGACTCTATTACCTACGTTACAAGGAGAAAACAATGATTTCAAATATAAATGTATCGGAGATGATTACCGACCCTGATTTTGCACAAACATTCAACATCGAACGGTCAAGCGATGGAATATTCGTTGACGGTCTTTATAGTTCCACAAAAAGGACTTTTTCTGTTGTTGGTATAGTTCAACCCTATCAACCAAAAACCGTTGAATATACGGCAAATGGAGACCAAATCACAGGAGATATTAAGATTTGGACACTCGACCCGATTTATACCACAAGAGATGATAACACAAATAGCGGGATTTCTGATATAATCATTTATAAAGAAGAAAAATACAAAGTCACTTATGTTAAGGATTGGAAATCTCACGGCTATTATAGTGCGGTTGCAAAGAGGATAAGTTTAAAATGATGAATGAATTACAAATTGAGCAAGAGCTTGTTAGGGTAATCGAGGCTATCACAGGGATTGCCAATGCCAATATTAGAATATCTTATCAGACTTCGGGTATGCCGTCAATAGATGCTAATACTGATTATTGCTTCATTTCACTCTCTTTCTTTGACAACAATTACACAAAACCTATAAAAACGGATTTTGACGGAGAACAGGAAATAGAGACTTATTCAGGACAAAGAGGCATTGTGGCAAACCTTGTTTTTTATGGTAATAATGCTTTTGATTACGCTTCAAAGGTCAGAGTTCTTACAAAAGATAGCTCTTATATGAAAACATTACGGAGAAATGACATTTACCTTATTTGTGATACTTCAGAACCCCGCAGAGTTCCCATTCTTTTAAACCAACAATGGTATAATCAGGTATTTTTAGATTTAAGATTTTATCAGAAAATTATGTATAATGTTAATAGAAACGCAATAGAAAGTGTTGAAATACATCTAATTTCAGACCATAACGAACAAATAATTGAAATAGAAAAAGGAGGAAACTAATGACTTCAAGTTTATCACTAAAAAAAGATGTCGATGTTATTGTAAATCTTTCACCAAGAGCCTTGCCTCGTAATGGCTTTAACATCGGTGCAATTATTGGAAAAACGGAGATTATAACAACAACTCAAAGAGTTAAGGCTTATGGCGAAGCTGACGAAATGTTAGAAGATGGATTTGCATTGACAGACCCGCTTTATTTAGGAGCTGTTGAATACTTTAAACAGCAAGATAATCTCGGAGCAAGCCTTTCAGAATTATACATCATAGCTGTTGGTAAGAAAACTGTTGAAGGTCAGCAAGTAGATGAAACATACGTTGAAGCTCTTAATGATGCGAGAGCAAAGGCTTCTGAATGGTATGGTTTTACAAATTGTGAAGATTTAACTGATGCAGAATTAGAGGCTGTTGCAGATGCTTCAGAATTGCTTGATGCAACTGTATTCTTAGGTGTTACACATTCATCAACCGCAAAAACCGATAATGCTTCTAACGTAATTAAAAAGATTTGCGATAAAAATTATAAAAGAAGTATTGTCACTTGGCACGAAAATCAATACTTTGGTTGCGGACTTCTCGGTTATGCTATGGGAGCAAATACAGGATTAATCAATTCTGCTTACACTCTCAAATATAAACAAATAATCGGTCAGGTAGCTTCAGCTCTTACGACAGACGATGTTAATGTTATTGAAAAATACTATGGCAACTGTTATGTTACAAGAGCAAAAGCTCAATACGAACAAGGAACTTGTGCTAACGGCACTTGGTTTGATGAAATCATAAACCTAGATAAATTGGTAAATGATATTCAGCTCAATGTTTACGACTTACTTTATAGCGTTCCGAAAGAGCCTCAAACAGAAGCAGGTCATAACGATATTGCAGGTGTAATCAGTCAGGCTTGCGAACAGGCAAGAAAGATTGGATTTATCGGAGAAAACTTAAAATGGAGAAGAACCTCTATTTTAGCTCTTCAAAAAGGTGATGTTCTTCCGACAGGCTATCTTATCCAATGGGAAGATGTTAATGAACAATCTGATGCCGATAGAGATGCAAGAAAATCACAACCTTTCTATGTTTGTATAAACCTTGCAGGAGCAATCCATAGTGTAGTTATTCAAGTTAATGTAAGCAGATAAGGAGGATGAAATGGCAGATACAACTTATTCATTTGCAGATTATAATTTCAATATAGTAAGTCCAATCGGAACATACTCCGTACAGGGAAAAGGTATTGGAAGTGCAACGGTTACAATGGCAACGACCAAATCAATACATTCGGTCGGAGCTGATGGTTCAGTTATGACTTCAAAAATTGCAGGTGATAACGGTACGATAGCTATTCAGGTTCAACAGACTAGCGGTTTGAATACATATTTAACAAAACTTTACAACTTGTTAAAGGCTTCACCGTCAGAAGTATGGACTTCAACACAGTTTTTAATCACAAACTCTGTTCAAAAAGAGGTTTGTACTTGTATTGGGTGTTCACCTGAAAACTTACCTGAAAAACCTATGCAAGCGGAAGGACAGATGATTACTTGGACTTGGTTATGTCAGAATATTCAACAAGTTGCTTTATAAGGAGATAATGTATGAGAGAAAACGAAAAGATAATTAATTACAAGGGAAAACAGGTTAGGATATTGAAGTTTAATGTACTCGATGGGTGCTATATCACTCAAAAAGTATTCTCTTCATTCTTACCTGATGTATTAGAAAGTCAGTTAGGTTTACAAAGACCATTTACACCGCAAAAAGAGATGTCAAGAGACGAATTTTGCGAGTTTTTGGTTAATATTATGCAGTATGCGGTTTACGTACAAACAGAACCAATTAAAGTTGATATTCCTATTCTGAATGATAACGGCTCTCTTGCGGTTAATGACTTTGAGTTTTCAGATGTATTCCTTTTAGCATTGGAGGTTTTGACATATAATATTGTCGGTTTTTTTACGCAGGAAAACATCGAGTATTTCAGCCAACTATTGCAGAATACAGCGAAGAAAATATCAGCGTTGACGACAGACCAATAGATTTCAGGGAACTTGCACAACTACCTGTTCAATGTGGGTTGTGGTTACAAAAAGAAACTTGGGATGGAACATATAACCTCGAAGATTTGATGGAAATACTACCCGCAGTTAGAATGAAACTAATTAATCAATCAAGGATATTCTGATGATAGACATAATTAAAGACTATTTAATATCGGTTGGGATGCAAGTTGATAAACAGTCTTTCAGTCAAGCCGATAAAGCAATTAAAGATGTAGATAAAGGATTAGGCAAATTCGCTAATTCGGCATTAGGGAAGTTTGTCAAGGTGGGTGCGGGAGCTTCGGCTCTTGCACTTGCCGTTGGAACGGCTATGGGGAAATTTGCTTCTTCTGTTGCCGAAGCCGATAGACAGGTTGGACTTTTAGCGAAAAGACTTTATACGACAAAAGAGAACGCAAGAAGTCTTACGGTTGCTATGAAACAAATGGGAGTAAGCTCATTAGACCAATTAAGAGAAATGGCACTCGACCCCGAAAGCCGTCAACAATTCCTTGAACTCAAAAGTCTTGCTAATAGCCTTGAAAATCCAAAAACACAACAAGCTCTTCGTGAAATAAGGCAGATAAACCACGAATGGCGTAAATTGATGGTTAGATTTGAATACTTTAAGCTAGAAGTTGCCTCTCAAATCTTAAAGATTTTCAAAGAGATGAGACCGACAATCCAAAAGATTATAGATTGGTTTAAACCTATTGTCAGCTCATTAATAAGCCTGAAAGATAGTTTCAAAGAGGCTTTACCGAACATAATCAAGGGAGTGAAGTATTTTTGGCAGTTGCTCAAACCGATATTAAACACAATACGAGCAACCGTTATATTTGTATCAAAAATGTTTCAGCTCATTTTTAAAGGCATAAGAGACTTGCCTCTTGCTTTTAAAACGGCTTTTCAGGTTCTAAAGTTTGTACTCGACCCGATAATCAAGATTTTCAGATTTATTGAAGATTTAATGGTATATTTAGGCGGGGGGAAGTCATACAGAGAAAAACTGTTTGATAAGATACCTTTGCTTTACAACATACGAAATTCGGGCGGTGATGCGGATGCCGAAGAACCGACCCCGCAAGAAGCAAAATCTCACGCAAAAAGCAGAGTAAAGAATGCTTGGGGTACAAAAAGCTATAAATGGGGTGAAAATGTTGGCGGGTTTAAAGCCGAAAGGGTAAAGAACGCAGGAACAAGTACTAATCCACGTTATATTCCTTATAAAGATATGTTAGGATATAACTTAAAGCTCTCCGAAGAAAACATCAAAGCTCTTGAAAGTATCGGCAATACTCTTGGAACTATTGCTAATAAGTTCAAAATATCTTCGGGATATGAATTAGGACATTCCGAAGGCTCATTACATCACGTTGGAAAAGCCGTTGACTTAGGTTTTGCGGGTACAGGTTTAAGCGACCAAGTACGATTGATAAAAGCGGTTTTGAATGATGCTCACGTTTCAAGAGCGTTGCTCGAAGTTGATGCTCAAACAAAGAACAATATTTATAATCAGTTAAAAGGTGAGGATTTGAGCAAATTAGCTTGGAAAAACACTCCTCGAGCCTCTAACCATTTACATATTGAGACACAACAACCCGAAACACAACCACAAAACAATAATATTACATTTAATATCACTTCTACCGACCCGAAAGAAAGTATGGCAGAAGCAGATAGATATTTGAACATACTATTTGGAAAAGGAAAGGTAACACCGAAATAATGTTTGAAAGATATACTTCAAAATTGTATTTATCACCAAAGACCTCAATAGGAGGTTATGTTTTTGATATATACCCAAGCATAAACCATACTTTAACGGCAACTCTCACAAGTCACCCTACGCAGTATGGAGCAAGCATTTCCGACCACAAGTTCGATGAACCCGACCAACTTGTTTTTCAAATTGGTATGTCTGATGCCTCACAGGACTTGGTAATCGGTCAATTTTATAAAACAGGCTATACACCGCAACTCAAAAAACTTCAAATGGCGGAAGATGGAAGCGTTATCAAAGAAAGTCTCAAAGATAAGTTCAAAAGGATTAAGACTAATGCTCTTAATTTCCTATCAAATAGCCGTTCTGTTAATGCGTTTAATACATTGTATAGAATGAAAATAGAGGGTATTCCCTTAACTTGCGTAACGAGGCTTAATACATATCGTAATATGATTATAACTTCTATCGTTGCAGATGATACAAACGAAACAAAATACGGACTTCGGGCAACGGTCACATTAAGAGAGGTTATGATTTCAGAACTCCAAAAGGTTCAAGTCAATTCAACCGCACAAATCACCCAAACAACCAATATGGGTTCAAAGAACACGCTAGGCTTCGATTTAGCAAGCAAAAAAGAGTTCACAAGTACGGACTATGACGAATACGGATTAGGAGACTTCTAATGCAACAAATAATACTCGATAATTCACCAAATCAAAACTTCGATGTTACGGTCAACGTAAACGGCAAGAATACAGTTTTTAACCTTTATTTGAGTTATAATACAGGGCATTATTGGACTATTCAAATTAGAGATAGATATAAAAATCCTATAACCGATAATATTCCGATGTTAAGCGGTCAAAATCTATTGCAAGGTCTTGGATATCTCAAAATAGGAGAACTGTTTTTAATCAAGAAATCCAACGTGAATGAGGAGATACCAAACATTGATAACATAGGCGTTGATTACTATTTGCTATGGGGGGATAATCGTTAATGCTTTTAGACGGTCAAGTTGAAAATATAGCTCCTCCGTATTGGGGAAGGAAGTGGAAAATAATTATAACTCTTGAAGACGGTACGGTCTTAAACGATGATGGTAGTTCAACTTCAACAGGATTAGACGTTTCAAACCTAAGGGTAACAGGTTCAATATCTGATACCCTAGTTTCATCTTACAACCCTTGTGAGATTACGATTTATAATCTTAACAGAGAAACTGAAAAGCTCATTCTTTCGCAGGGGAAAGAGATATATATTGAACTTGGCTATAACGCTCCCGAATTGTACGGTAATGTTTATACAGGAAAGATTTACCAATCTAAAAGAGGAAAAGCTAATGTGACGGATTACACGCTTACTTTGAAGGCTCTTGGCAGTTATGATATACTTTCAGCGGGTATTGTATCTTTATCGGCAAAAAGAGGGGTAAATTACAGAGATTTACTCGGTGTAATTGCTCAATCCTCAAACCCGCCTCTCGAAGTCGGAGAAGTACCCGAAGATTGGGGAGAGGAAAAAGAACTTTCAAGAGGTTTAAGTCTTGTCGGTAAGACAAAAGATGTTCTCGATGGGATTGCCGAAAGCACAAATACAATTATCAGAATAGATAACAATAAAATCAATGTAATTAAATTAGAAGCAACTCCAACAGAGGCTTTTGAGTTAAATTACAAAACAGGCTTGGTCGGTCAACCTACACAAAGCCGAGAAGGTGTTGATTTTCAATGTTTAATCAATCCTAAAATCCTTCTCAATTCTTGGGTGCATATAAATAATGCTTATATCAATGAAGCCTCGTTAGAGTACGGAGAAATGGCGGTTCAAAAACTTGATGTTGACGGACTTTACAGAGTAGTTGAAAGGCAGTTCCAATTTGACACAAGAGGCAACGAATGGTATCTTAATGGAAAAGCCGTTTCACAGGCGGGCGGTTTACCCGATTTTCTCATTGACAATGCAACGAAAGGAATATAGATGGAAACTTTAACTGATATGGTCGGAGATAAAGACAAAACTTTTGGGGTTTTTGCCAAGAACATAATGTCTCAAATGTATTGTGCTTTGCCCGCAATCGTTGATAGTGTGGACTTTACAAACCAAACAATTACCGCTAAACCTGTAACAATTATGAAGTACACAAATGATAGTGGTGTTGTAAGTGATTTTCAGCTCCCTATCCTCCAAGATGTTCCGTTTCAATGCTATAAAGGAGGCGGGTATTCAATCACCGTTCCTGTTAAAGAGGGTGATGAATGTTTGATTATATTTACCGATGTTGATTTTTCAGCTTGGTTTCAAAATGGCGGTTTTCAGTATGCCGAACATAGTTTTATTCATTCTTACACAAACGCTATGGCTATAATTGGCTTTTCGAGTGAAGTTAATGCCATACCTGATTATAACCCCAATGCCGTTGAAATCAGAAATACAGATGCTTCTGAAAAAATATCTCTTTCGGAGGGCAATATCACATTAAAATCTGATACAATAACATTAGACGGAAATGTTACAACAACAGGAACGTCTGATTTACAGGGAACAACAACCATTGAGCAAAAAGCATTTTTAAGTCACGTTCACAGTAACGGAAACGAAGGTGCTAATACAGGAGGAGTTCAATAGTGAAATACAGAAGAATTGATGAAAACGGTGATTATGTATTCGGCAACGGCAAATATGACTTTTTGGAAGATGTCGAGGCAGTTCCGCAAGCTATAAAAACAAAATTAAATCTCTTTCAAGGCGAATGGTGGGAAGATTTAAGCGAGGGAACACCGTTCTATCAGGATATTGCAGGGCAATTTATAAAGAGTGAAGAGGACAAAGATATTGTAACGAGAATATATTGTAATAGGATTTCCGATGTCGAGGCGGTCAACTCCTTCATATCGGTTAATTCAGAATTTGATAACGAAAAGCGTAAATACTCTATGAAAGCGGATATAAACACTATTTATGGAGTTGTAAATGATTTGGAGGTTGTATAATGTATCAAGCACCATACGTTGATGAAACAGGACTTCATTACAGTTCTTTTGAAGATATAAAAGAGTTCTATAAAGACGGAGCTAAAAGTATTTTTGGCGAAGATATTTATGTTGATGATGATAGTATGGATGGACAACTCATTTCAATATTTGCCAAAGGTGCTTACGACACGATGAAGTCTGTTGAATATGCTTTTAATAATACGACCCCACAGACCGCATTTGGAGTTCCGTTATCAAGGCTTTTACTATTGTCAGGTACAGAACGTAAGAAGTCAGGTTTTTCAACCGCATATTGCAAGCTAGAAGGCTCTCCTTTCACAATTATTCATAGCGGAGTTGTTTACGATGTTGCGGGTAATAAATGGAACTTGCCTAATACAGTAAACTTAGGTGAAAACGGAGTTGTTTATGTTACAGTCACCGCACAAAAAGAAGGCAATATTACCGCTTTGGCAGGTACGATAAATAAAATTGAAACTCCTCAATACGGTTGGCGGTCGGTCACAAACGAATACCCCGCAAATCCCGCTTCCCCTGTTGAAACAGATAGTCAAGCTCGTTATAGACAACGTAAGTCTGTTGCCCTCCCAAGTCAAGGCTTAACCGAAGGAACTCAAAGTGCTATTCTCAATATTGAGGGTGTAACTGATTGTATTGTGAAAGAGAATGATTACAGTATTCCTAAAACCGTAAAAGGCTTAGAACTTCCCGCTAACTCAATCACCTGTGTTGTAAAAGGAGGAAGCGAAAAAGATATTGCTGATGTAATTTTCTATCGTAAAAATCAGGGGTGTTATACTAATGGTAATGTTGAAGTTACCCAATACGATATGTATAATAATGTGAACTACATAAGATTTTACAGACCAACAGAAGTTCCCATTAAAATTTCTGTAACAATTAGACCTTTTGGCGGTTATTCAAGCGACATTACAGCAGAAATAAAACAAAATCTGTTAGACTACATAGACAGCCTTAATATTTCAAAAGATGTTAGCGTAAGTGTTTTATATTCGATAGTTAATAGTAGTATTCCTGATTTAAAAGAACCTATTTTTGCGATTGACGAGTTATTAATTGCAAAAACTTCAGGGGCGTATTCTAGTGATGATATTGTGATAAAATTAAATGAGGAAGCATCAACTTCTTTAGCAAATATTACAATAACTGTTGAAAGTGAAGAATAGTGGTAATACAAGATTATTTAGATTTAATAACATCTCAATATAAAAACTCTCCGAAGTTTCAGGCTTGGGTTGAATGTTTACTTACTCCGTTTGTTGACACACAGGAGCTTGCGGAAAATCTTTACACTTATTTCGACATTGATACCGCCTTCGGTAAACAATTAGATATGTTAGGAGAAATAATCGGAGCAAAGAGGCTTTTACCGTTTCAACCTACTATTGATAACCCGCTTTTAGATGATAATACGTACAGATTTTTATTAAAAGCTCAAATTTTAAAAAACTTTTGGGATGGCACTAATCAAGATATTTATGATAAATGGGATATTCTATTCAATGATTTAGCTATCTCTTTAAAAGATAATCAAGATATGACTATTACAGTTATATTTATTGGTGAACTTTCACAATTAAAAAAAGAAATGATAGAATATGGTATGATAGTTCCAAAGGCTCAAGGTGTAAGAATGTTTTATTCATTTAGCATTCCACCTCTATTTAGTTACGACCAAGATACCGAATACTTCAAAGGCTATGATGAAGGAAATTGGTATGAAATACAATAGGAGAAATTATGGCAGGACAAAATGATTTTTTAATTTTTGATGAAAATAACGAAAATATACTAACTCAAGAATTGTATGAAGGAGATGATGATAGATTAGATGGCTTCAAAAGAGGTCTTGCTCGTTCAAATGTTAATAATAAAGTCTTGAGACAGACATCAATGATGGCTTCTGCTATTGGCGAATATATTAAAGAAAATAATAATGTCGCAAGCGACAGTAATCTTGAACAGCTTAAAAATGCTTTTAAAAATTCTGTTGTATCTCCCAATCTTAATCAAACAATTACAGGTAGTATGACTTTTGCTGAAACAATTACAGGTAATATCACAAATGCCGATAGTGCATTAAAGGATGGTAACGGTGATGTTATATCTTCAACTTATTTAAAAACTTCAGATTTAGATAGTATATATTCAAGGACAAGTCTTTCTAATCTTTCAGACGCAGGAAATGCACGCTTGCACGCATTGAAGGGTTATTCAGACGAAGGCGAATTATTAACAGATGCAGAAGGTCTTGCGGATGTTGTTAAGTATGCACATTCCACCTTTGACCGCTCTAAGTTTACGGTAGTCGGCAGTCCTAATATTACGGATGATGGGATTGCAAGTGGGTTTAGTAATGATAATTATATTGCTTTAACAGGTTCAAAAGATTTTGATTATTCAAAACCATTTATTATAAAAATGACTTGTGCATTTGCGACCACAGAAGCTCAAACATTTATGTTACAAGATAGTTCGGGTACGAATGGTTTTAGGACTACAAACAGTAATAATACAACGATTGCCCCTGAATTATGGATAGCAGGCTCACAAAAAGGTAGATTAACAAATTTTGTATTTAACTCAAATGTATTATATGATTTTATATTTACATTTGATGGTGTGGATAAATATAAATGTTTTTATAAAGAACATACAGCTAGTACATTTACAGAAGGTTTGACTGTAACAACTTCAAGTACATTAACTCTTGCAACTGATTTTTATTTGTTTAAAAGGACAGGCTATTCAGGAACTGTAGATTTAAAACAGTTATCAATCATTATAAACGGCATTCCCGTATTCTCAGGTAACAAAACAGGGATTGATACAATATTTGACAACATAAGTGTTGCAAAAACGGGAAATCCTACTATTACTACAGATGGCATATTAACTTCAAGTGATATGAGTAACTTTTTGAGATTTGGAGTAAACAGTTTACCTTCGAGTTGGGAGATTGAAGGAGTAGTAACAACTCCAACATTGCCTACAACTGCAAATAATACAATATTATATGTAAAAAGAGCAGGAAATGCCAATGCGAAGATTGTAATAAGAATCGACAATGATAAGTCATTTTTTGTAATAGGCTATTATAAAACAGATGGTACGTATAAAAATACATCTTATAATGTACTACAATATACTAAGTATTCTTTTAAGGTTGAAGTAGTTGGTTCGGATATTAAAGTGTATATAGATAACACTTTAGTGGTAAGCGAAAACGATTTTAATACATCAGAAAATATAGATACAATAAGTATTGGAAGCCAAGGAGGTTATAATGTTTGGACAGGGAAATTAGATTTAAATGCGTTTAAATATTATGCCAACGGCAACCTTGTTTATCAGCCTTGCTTAAAGATACCGTATACGGAAAGTAAGACAGGTAGTAAGATAGTAGATAGTATCTACCGTGATAGAGTAAACGATATGGCAGAGCAATTTGGCTATGCTAACTATTATACTCTGTCTGATACTGATTTTACGTTACCGCAAGTAGAATTGTATGGGCTGATAGAAAGAAAACTTCAAACTCCCGATTACGCTAATGGAATAACAATAACATCAAGTCCGTACACTGCTCCCGATAACGGGATTATAGCAGTATCAATAGTAATGATGATTGCGACAGGCTCTGTAACAGTTAAAATAAATAATGTTGTAGTTGCTACTGATGTATCAAGCGGAACTTATGCACCTAATATTCAGGGTGAATATCTTGTTAAAAAAGGTGACGTATTAACTTTCGAGAGCGTAGGCACTATTGGAACAAAAACAATAACATTCTTTCCGTATATGGTTTTAAATTAAGGAGAATATAAAATGCAGTATTATACTATTTATGATAACACTCTACTAATAGCAAACAATAAATCAGCATTGACGGCATATTATGATAATGTTTTCGAATTACCTGAAGATTATGAAGAAGGAAAATATATAATTGGCGATGTCGAGGAAGAAATCGAAGTGCCCGACTATGACGATGAAGGTAATCCTATAATCATAGAGTATGAAGATACTGAGGTGATTGTAGACTTTGATGAAGAAGGTAAACCTATAGGCACTCAAGAGATTACTGTAATCAAGCACAAGCAACAAACTCATACAGAAACAGTTACTGTTAAAAAACTTGTTCTTAATCCTAATTATGAGGAAGAACAGGCAGAAAAAAGAGAAGCTGAATTTAACAAAGCGTTTTTTAATACTTCGTTAGGCTATATAAGACGTGCGGTAACAATGCAAAATGGCAGTAAAAAGGACTTTTTATCAGATTTGGTATTATCTATAAAAGCAGGACTCGAGCAAGGTTTAGATGTTAAAATACTTACTTATGATAAGCCACCATTTGATGAAGATGTAACCGATTGGACGGAATATCAACATGTTGTATCAGCTACACCACAATTCATAATGGAATGTCTAATGCAAACGTCAAACGACTTTTTGCCGATTAATGAGGAGGAATAATGTTAAAAAGACTATTTTTAAAATTTATTGTGAACGATATCATTAAAAAAATGCCAAAATTCAAAACACAAGCAAAAGAAGTTGTTGAAAACAATATTGACGGTTTTTTTGACAGAGTTGAGCAGAATATAGAAGCACTATTGCTCAATATAATTGCTAAAAAGGAAAATAAGTAGTGAAGAAGTTGTTAACCATTTTTATAATAACTTGGTTAGCAACTTTTTTAAGGCATTTTTGGATATTTCCGACTATCGGGGATGACCACGATATATCAGGTTTTGAGTTTAGGATAAGGTTTTAAGATGAAAATACAACCGACAGACAATATAAAATTTGGGATATACAAAGGAACTAAAATAACTCACTATGGACAATGCGATTACGGAGTATTCAGAAACAAGAATATCGAGATATACCAAGATTATAGAGATAAAACCAAACTCTATTATGTTTCAGATATGGTAAGAAAGTGGATTAAATCAAAACTGATATATTTTCAAGATGGAGTAAAGAGAATTATCCGAAGTCAAAACAATAATTAAGAAAGATTAAGAAAGATTAAGATATTTTAACTATGGTAAAGAATTGTAAACACAAAATTAATAAAAAATCATTTCAAAATCTATGCAAAGATAAATTGGATTTTTTGAAACTTCAACTTTGTAGAAACGAGGTCGAAGAGTTAATTTATGAGTTGGGTATCTGCAAAGATGAAAAAATTGATTATGTTGCCCTCCACAGTTTTACATCTTCAACGACTGTAAAGCGGGTGATGAAACGATTTTACGATAGAGCTTGCAACTTGCCGTTAGAAGTGTTTAACAATATTTTTGGAACTATATAGGCACTTTTTAGGGATTTTTACTTCATTTTTCTGTAATACCATATCCTTGTTAAGACAAACAAGGATTTTTATTTTATGGCATTTAATTATCAAAACCCCTACTTTAACAACTTTCAGCCTCCTTATCAAGCACAACATCAAATATATAAGATGTTGCCGATTTCTAGTATTGAGGAGGCTAACAACATTCCTGTCGATTTTAACGGTACACCAACCTATTTTCACAATCAGACTACTAATGAGATTTACATAAAGCAGTTCGATGTGAAAACAGGGCTTGCTTCAATTCAGCAATTCAAAAGAATTGACAGTTTACCCCAAAAGCCTGAAACCTCTTCGGAGTTGAAAACCATTCAGGACAGGCTTGACGGATTGTATAAATTATTAACCCCTTCCCCTGATGAAGAGGATAAACCAAAGGCAAATAAAAAAGGTGCTTAATGAAATCCAAGAACTCATTAATGATACAAACCCCGATAACTTCACAGAAAAGGCGATAGACCTGATTACCCTAATTTTCAGGAACAATCTATCGCTTTCGGAAATCAAAGAAATTCAAGATTATATACAGGTGAATATATGATAAACCCCTTACAATTATTAACTCAATTTCAGCAAGCTCAAAACCCTATGGCATTAATGTCACAATTTTGCGGAAATAACCCCCAAATGAAACAGGTGCTTGATAACCTACAAAATAAATCACCGCAGGAGTTGGAGCAATACGCAAGAAATATGGCTAAAAGCCGTAATACAGATTTGAAACAGTTTTTAGGTCAATTCGGATTGAATATAAATTAATTCCGCTTTAAGCGAGGCAGTATTACACATTAATTAAAGGAGAAAATTATGGCAGATGGAATGACACCCGCAGATGTCTATGCCGTAACCCGACCCGCTTATAATTATGGCGGTGGTTATGGTGATGGATTTGGCTTCGGTGGAAGCGGTCTTTGGCTCTTTGCTATTCTAGCAATGATGATGTTCGGAGGCAACGGCTTTGGTTGGGGTAACAACGGTTTTGCTAATGCAATCGGCTATGAAAACCTTGCAACCTCAAATGAAGTACAACGAGGCTTCGACAATCAGAACCAATTAGCAAGTCAGAGAGAAATACTTTCAGCAGTAAACGCAGGAACGGCACAAGCAGTCTCAGCAACAAACCAAGCAAAGTATGACAATATCAATGTTGCAAAAGATATTCAAATGGCTTTATCAAGTCAAATCTCAAATGTCGCTAATATGGAAACGGCTATTAACGATAAAATCCAAACTTGTTGTTGCGAAACACAGAGAGCTATTGACGGAGTAAATTACGCAAATGCTCTGAATACGGCTTCTATCAACGCAACTACAACAGCACAAACACAAAAAATCCTCGATGCACTTGCACAAAGCAAGATAGAGGCTTTACAGGGTAAGATACAACAGCTTGAATTGGCAAATCAATTAAGCGGTGTTGTGAAATACCCTAGTGCTTCAACCTACAACGCAGGATTTTCACCGTTCTGTAACGGTTGTGGTTGCGGACTTTACGCTTAATAGTTGACGGTGCGAGGGGGTAAAACCCTTCGCACTTTGTAAAAAAGAAAGAAAGAGGTATAAAATGGCAATAATCCCGCCTGATGTTCATATTGTAGAGACCGCAGTTTATAACGGTACTTCACTAACTTTGACAGTAACTAATTCATTAAATATAGGTAATAACGACCCTTTTGTATTCAGATGTCCTGTAACCGTAAGAGATAACATAACAGGAAGCCCTGTTCCTGTATTTGTAAACATAAACGGAGTGGCAACAATACCGCTTGAAGATAAGTTTGGAAGGCAGATTTTAAGTGACAGAGTGCCGAAAAGTGCTTGCGGAAACTATATTGTTCCTACTACCGAAGGAGAAACACCTTACGTTATCCTTCTAACTACTCCAAGAAGAAGGAGATAGAATGTTGAATACGAATAGTCTTGCCGTATTCTCTGATGTTTTGCAGATTTTAAACTATATTTAAAACACTTCTCAATCAAGTAATGATAGGATTATGACGGAATTACAACATCAAAATCACGATTACTTTGAGGAAATATTTAATCGGCTAGACAGGATAGAAGCAAAATTAGAGGTTAAAAAATGAAATCTATAAAAGAAATACTGACAGATTTATCGAATATTCTTATGAGAATGTCGATATTAAACTTTAAATCTATGACTATATGCCAAAAATTAGGCTTTAATGGTTTTAAGCGGTGGCATAGATGCTATGCCAAAGAACTGTTTGATAAGTCTATTTGTCTTGAAATCAAGGCATTTGACTATTATTCGGTTATGCTTGAACCAAACCCCGAAGCCATTGATTATGATGCAAAGTCTTTGATTTATCATTTTCAAAGTTATAGAGAATATGCGGAAAAAAGCCTTTCTGAAATAGGCTCTCTTAACAAAGAGTTTTACGAAGTCACAGGCTTTGAAGCTCCGATAGTTTGCGAAGTCAAGTGTATTCTCCTTAAACAAATTGAAAAATGTAATCGTATGGTTGCCCGCTATAAGTCCATAGGAAGCGAGGCAACAGGACTTCACGATTTGCACGTTTACGATGATGAATTACACAAAAAGATGAAAGAAAAAGAGGTTAAACACTATGAGCAATATTGATGATGTTGTAAAAAGTCTTGATTGCGGTGTTCGACTGAAAGACTTTTTCACAGATTATTTGACGGATTTGAACGACAAAGACCCTGAAAAGTTCAAAATTGTTGTCGGAGATTTGATGGAAACGACCAAACCCATTAATATTGAAACGGCTGAAGAACTTGATACTTACCTAATGAAAATACATCATCCTATTGTAGAAAACAAAGGTCTTTGGGATGTATCAGATACTTCAAAAATTGCAAACTCCATAGGCATTGATTTTAATGAAACTTGGTATAATGAGTATTCTTTCAACTACGTTATGAATATGGCAAGAGCTGATAATTACGAGGCTATGATTAAGTTTTGCGATGAATACCCTGTCGTAAAACAATATATCGTTGATAATCCAAAGTTCTATGCTTACTTATCAAAAGCGTGGTTGGAAGATGAAGATGCTCCGAAAATGAAGTTAATGCTTTATCTTGAAAACATTGTGGACTATGCCTAAATATGTTATATTTAGAGTATGAAAGATAAAAAGCGTTATCCGATATGGAGCAATACCAACGGCAATCGTGTTGAAAATAACACGATAAATATGAATAACTCCAATTTTACTATGAATAGTTTTAGCTTTAAGGGTGACAATATTATCCGTAACAATGTTATAGATATGATTAACTCACATTTGAAACAAAACAGTTTTGGTTTTTCTTGCCGTAATTTGATGGATAACAATTCAATAAAATTAGAGAACTCAACAATCGAGCAAAGTTGTGTTATTATAGTAAAGGATAGAGGGATGAAAAGACCTCATATTCGAGTAACTAAAAGAGTTATGAGGGGTAAATAACAATGGAAAACTCGATTGTTAATTCTCATATAAGTTTAGATAAAATGGCATATTTAGGCAATAGTAATATCAGCCTTGATGCAAATGTCATTCTTCTATTAGTTTTAGCAATAGCATTAATCTTTTTGGGTTGTGCTATTTTTGCTTTTGTAAATTACAAGCGTGATAAAGAGAATATTCCGTCTTTGCGTAAAATCGAGAAAAAGGTTGATTTTTATTCAATAGATTTTATCAGGATAAACAACCGCCTCAATGATTTGGAAGATA